TCAGAATGGTCATTTTTGCACGATTTATGCCCTTAATCATTGCATTTTGAAGCGATTCGACATCGTTAATCGCTTCAAAATCAACATTATACACCTCTAGGAGCAGGTGTTTGCCCATTGAATACTGTTTCAACTCAATTTTTATAAAAATTTATTTATTTTTCTTTTTCTTGGGTCGTTTTCCAGAAATATTCATTAGTATCACCAAGTCTTCCCCATCTGATACCATTTTCGACTTGGAAAATATGAGTTGAAACCTTAAAATCAGGAGTTTTTGGTGTTTCTGGAGTAATTGAAAGGTCAAATATCCTCATGCGGTTGTTTGGATAAAGACAAAACTGCCCATTTTCAAGTAGAATACAGTTGTGTGACTTATGTTCGTCAGGAACTTCACTCACATTTGTATCAATTATATCAGGATCGACGTGATAGTTATCCAATGTAAACAGATATTTGCCTTTCAAAAACCCATGATTACGAGTATAGACTTCAAAGTCCATTGTTGAGACGTGTTGCTTCACAATTGCTCGCACACCATAATCCATACAGTTCCAAAACTGTAGGTTAGGTAAGTCCATATCAACTTCTGGAGTCTCTGGAGACGAGACAAAAGCTGATATCGGTAGTTTATCAAACATTGCCGCATATTCAGGTAAGTAAGTCTCAAAATAAAAAGCACGTCCAGGTATGGACTTTGCCGATACCCAGACGCCTTCTACAAACTCACCATATCCGTCTTTAAGGTCATGTAAGTATTCTTTACGAACCCATACCTTTGTAGCAGGTAAATTCGTAATTAAACAACTCATCCCTTACCTTGACCTCTATATTTTTTACGAGCACCGTTACGAGACGATGCGGCATACTTAGTTCCCATTCCATTTCCTTGGCGAGACTTTTTAGGAGGACCAGGAATATAAGAGCTCTTGTTGAGACCACCTTTTGCTTTGACTGCCATAACTACTCTCCAATAATTTCAGTTTCAAGATCTTTTGGGTCTGGAGAACCTGTCTGATAATATTCGATTGACAGATCCTCCATAATATTAAAGTATTCTTCCTCTGTAAGACTTGAGTAAATCTTACGCCCCTTACAGAGAATATTGTAGGTTTCTTGTTTCATCAGATAATGCGTGTTTTCTCGTGTCCGACTCGAATTCTTGGATCACACCAGATCTCGAATCCTGCTTCTTTTGCATCAAGGCAGAATGAAACATCTTCGCCACACATATCCTGAACTTCGCCTGATTCGAAAACTTGCATCTTCGGTGCAAACCAAGGATACTTCATCTCAGGATGTTCAAAGACTCCATTCTTGATCAGAAGCCATCCAAACCCAGTATAATCAACTGTAAAAGGTTTACGACGCTTCGAGATACTTTCCAGAGTTTCGTGATTCATCACTCCACCATTGTTACGGAAATCATCTTCTTCTAACCAATGTGCAACTGATGTAGTCTGACCATCTTCCGTACAATACCATCCAGCTGCAATCTCCTTATCCATTAGGATCAACTGCCAAAACTTTTCAGTACTAAAGACAATATCAGAATCAATCCAAAGTTGCCAATCATAGTTAAGTTTTCCATCCCAAGGTTTTTGGTCTGGTCCTTTAAGAACATTTGCACCAAGACACTTGCATCGTGCAAAATTTACCATCGAAGAATAATCTTGGGAAATTTGAATACTTGCACCTGCTTGTACAATATCAAAACAAAGTTGTACAAAACTCTTAAGGTAAGTATAAGAAACTCCTCTTCCAGGTAGGCAGAAAACGATTGATTTTCCTTTTACCATCTCTTTTGCCAGATCATAATCCCATTCTTCTACTGCTGATTGGGCGATCGGCGTTTTTGCTTTAACCGTAAATCCTTTAGCCATAAGTTAAAATGTTTACTTCATTATCATACAGTATTATGTAGTAGTTGTCAAGAGAGGTGATTATTCATTCTCATACTCGGATAGAATGATTTCATCACCATCTAGATTGAACTGAATCTCTGTATCTTCATACCATGAGAGTTCATTTGCAACCCATTCTGGTATTACAATATAGTATTCCCCAGTGATTGGATCGACTTGTAGAGGTTGAATATTATCCCCAGAATTTTTTTTCATACGCCAAAAAATATATTTTATTTTTCAGTTTTATATAGTAATTTAAAAGACTCTACGGCGATTTTTTATACCTGGGAAATTTTTTGACTTTGAGTGTTATAAAGACCTCGCTTCCGTAACACTTTGTAGGTTAGGGTAGTTATGGGTTTTAATTACGCCGCCCGCAGGGCGCCCCCCACCACGGGGGGCAACTGCCTGCCACGCACGAACGAACAGGGCGCCTCAGCGCACGTCGGCAAGGGCGCTGTTCGCGGTGCTCATGCGGGTGCCATGAGAACCAGCGGCGCCGCCATGGGTCCGAACGCGGGTGCTGCCGCCCTTGATACGATCCGCCCAACGGTTGGTGCGGGCACCATGCGCGGTGGGCAGGCGGCGGAGGATCAGATCACCAGCGGCGATGGCGGCGTTCAGGTCGGCGGCGGTCATCACGGTGGGGAGGGTCATCACGAACGGGGGGTTGGTTGAACTGAGAGAATGATAGCACGAAACGGGGCAGGGGGGTCAACCCCATTGCATCTGCCGAACGTCGTTGCGGAAGGCGTCTTCGAACTGGGCGGACCAGATGGTGGCAGGGTGACCAGCGGGGTCGGTCAGGCGGTTGAAGTTGCTGCCGTCGTTGCGGTAGGCGACCCAGACCGTTTCGCGGGTGCTGAGGCGGGTAGCGGGAGAGAAGCGCATTGGAGTGGTTCGGTGGAACTGAGAGTATTGTAGCGGATCAGCGGGCAGCGGATGGGCGGCAGTGACGGTTGACCCACTGTCCCAGGGGGCGGTCAGAATCCCAGGCAAGGGAGAGCAGAGCGCGGCGGGAGACCTTGAAGACGTAGGGTTGGCGGGTCCAGTAGGATTGGAAGCGGACCGCTGCCTTGCCCGTGATGGGGTTGACGGTCAGGGTGTCGATCACGTTGCTGTCGACGGTGTTGATGGGGAGTCCGATCATGGGGTGCCTTGCGGTTGAGAGTATTGTAGCAGGTCGGGGGCGGGTCAGCGCCCGTCCGTGTAGTCTCCGATGATGACCCCGTTGCAGCGGACCTGGGCGTACCCGTAGTCTTCAGAGAGGGAGAGGCAGAGATCCCAGGCGCGGTCCTCATCGGTGGTCGTGTTCTCCCAGGGAGCGGAGGGGCAGATCACGTCGTAGCGGGTCATTTGGTTTCGTTTGAACTGAGATCAGTATAGGGGGTCCAGGGGGTCAGTCGCGGTCGCTGATGTGCCAGACCGTCGATTGGACCATGGGTGCCTTGCCTGAGCGGATTGCTTCGCGGCGGTCCTCCTCTGCCTGCAGACGGGCGGCGTATGCTTTCATCGCTTCCTGGCAGGCGGGGTCGTTGGCGGCGAAGTCGTTGGTGATGAACATGGGTCCTCTCAGTATGCTTGCCAGGCGGCGGCGGCAAGGTCGTTTGCCATCTCCTCCAGGTTGTCGGTGGTCACCCGCTCATTGTACCATTCGATCTCAGAGGGGTCCAGGCGGTCCAGATCGCAACCGTACATCTCAGCGGCGATTGCGTTTGCCAGATCGTAGAGGTCGTCTTGCAGGGTGCGGGTCATCGGTCGTTTGCTTTGGTTCCCATAGTATAGAGGCAAAAGGGAGGGGTCGTCCCCCTCCGTTGTGCCACTATCAGAATTGAATCTCCTGGTCGGTGGGTTGGGGGGCATCGCTCTCAGGCGCGGCGATCGTCTCCAGGATTTGCAGGATGGCGTCACCGTTGCCACCTTGGCGGAGCAGGGACAGGGCAAGTTCGCGGGTCATGCTAGGATTGTGGGTTGTGGTTGTGGTTGGGCGTCTTTAAGGGCGCACCCGCTCCCATGGGTCAGGCGGCGATCAGAACGTCATCCTCCCAGCGGTAGAAGGTCAGGATCTCATCGTAGATCCGATCGGCAACCTGGTCAACGTAGCGGCGCTCGTCTGCCTTCAGGATAGCAGCGCGGCACTGTGCGGCGATCTCATCGATGGAGATGGCGCGGTCGGTAGCGGGGTTGTAGCGCATCGGTTGGGGTGCGTTGAACGTGTTCAGTCTAAAGGCGGGAGAGGGCGCGGGAGGCGCCCGATGTGCCAGTGCCTCAGGCGGCACAGAGGGCGGATTCCAGGCACACCTCACGCTGTTCGATCAGCACGTAGTCGATGCCCAGAGCACCGTCATAGAGTTCTGCCTTGTATGCCTCAGCAGCGGACAGGCAATCGAACAGGCGGAGGGTATCGAAGTGCTCACCCTCATAGTCAGCACCACCGATCACTGCGTAGACTTTCATCGGTTCGGGGTCGTTTGAACTGAGATCAGTATAAGGGGTCAGGGAGGGGGGTTGGTGCCCCCGTGTGCCAGTTCAGAGATCGGTCATCATGTCCAGCATCTCTGCCTCATCGATGGCAGGATCATCCCAGCGCACACCGTCGCCCGTGGTGAGCAGGTGGCGCCCGATCTGCCCTTCCGTCATGCAGCGCACGAACTTCTCCCAGGGGGTCTCCCAATCGGCACAGTAGGTCACACATGCCTTAGCGGTGTTGTAGAGGAATTCGTCGTTGCCGATCCACAGGGCGGCATTCCAGGTTTCGTAGTTTGCCCAACCGTTGTAGGTAGCGGTGCTCATCGGTGTCGTGTGAACTGAGATCAGTATAGGGGGTCAGCAGGGGGTCTGTGGGGCGGCAGTGTGCCACCCCTTCAACCGTCCTCAGAATGCCAGCAGGCGGTCGATCTCCCACTGGTCAACGGCAGGGACGCAGTCGGTGCGTCCCAGTTTGTCGGTCAACCAGCGGTTGACGTGCTTGGTGGTCGTGGCGCTCCACTTGTGAGCGGTGCGAACCCAACCGCGCCCAGGGATGCGGGCAGCAACGGGAGTCGTGTAGGAGATCAGGACCTCCGTCCCGTCTGCCAGCATGACCTCAGTCATGTTGCTGCCGATCTGTTGGATGAGCATAGGGGTGTCCTTGTGAACTGAGATCAGTATAGGGGGTCAGCGGGCGATCAGGTCGGCGGTAGTGTGCAGTACGTCTGCTGTCACAGTCCGCACGGGGCGGATCGGTTCCCATAGTAACCAGAGCAGCAGAGCAGCGATCAGGAGGCGGATCATGACGTCATCCCAGGATGTTAGTGAGAGTTTCGATCATAATGTCACTCATCTCATCGACACTGAATCCTTCCACTTTGCAGTGGAGATTGTTGACACCAACCTGAACTTCATTCATCACACCGTATAGACCTTGGTGAGCAATGTGTAGAATGCGATGAATCGGATTGCCAGCAACTACACCCTCACCAGATGCAAACGTGACGTAAGTTGCAGAGGGATTGATAGCACGAACGATGAAATTGTTCTTGAACCAACGTTCGATTGCGTTACCTTTTGCGCCTTGTTTCTTACTCTCAAAGGCGGCAATCAGTTGCCCTTTGTAGAACCAAACTCCACCGTCAGGAGCGCAGGAACCAACACCCCCAGGGATCTGAGATTGATCCAATTTGGATTGTACAATCAACTCAGGATAGAGGGTCTTCAGTGTATCATAAACACGAATCATTGCCGCCTTGGCGTTGTCATCCATTGCCTTGGATTCTTCATCCAGAGCAGTGGTGCCAGGTTGAATTCCACCACGGAAATTGTTGTGATGTGCCATGGGGTTGTTGTGCAATAGGGTGGCGGGTCCGTTATGCTCCCGCCTACGGGTGAAGGATCTTACCCATGACCTGTCCCGCTGTCGGGTGGTTTCGCTGGGAGGGTTCGCTTCTGAAAGTATTATAGGGGGTCAGGGGGGCAGATCAAGGGGGTGTGTGCCACCTTTTCAACTGGCACAGCCGCGGCCGACCTGAGTATAAAGAATGGCAGTGTAATCACACTGCCTGTTGAAAGCGACCGTGGTTGAAGTTAGCGTTAGAAAAGACTTCACGATTCACCAGTTTGAACATACCAAACTCATTGGTGAGAACGTAACCCTCAGCGTCGATTCTGTTGCCATAGAGGTATGCTGCGGGACCATTGTTGCGGCAGAGGAACAGGCAGTCGTCTTTGATAGACTTCACCAGTGCCCACAAACGCAGCAGGTTGATGTCACAATCGAAGTCATCGGGGTTGATCTCTTCACCAGCACGAATGCAGGCGTTGATCTGTTGTTTGATCTTTTCCGCTTCCTTGACACTCACAAACTCACAGGCAGTTGCCATCTGACGGGCGAAGTTGCAGATCTCTTCGACATCATCGAAGCAGCAGGGATTGCCACTCTTGCTCCACGGATCGTGCAGAATGTATGCATCAGGTTTCACGAACTTGATGTGATCAGTGTCAGTCCACGTAGCACGGTCAGGGTATGCTACGGCATCACGCAGATCGCTCTCAGCATAATAGCAAGTGTGCGGAGCGATGATGATGTTTTGAGTGACGATCTCAGGGAACTGATAGGTCAGCAGGTTAGATTTGTACTCAGAAAGTCCACCGAACCCGATGAAGTCTGCCTGATAGATCGTCTCCGTGCGGGGAAGATGATCAAAGCACGAATGCAGAATCTGAGCAACGTTGCCCTCATAGAAGAGATCAATCTCCTCATGATTGTGAGCAATACGAATCTTTTTCTTGTTGAACACTGCCTTGGTTCCTACAAAGAACTCACCGCAGGCAGGGTCAATACCCCACACGATTGCAGGGGCGCCGTCGATCTTAACCGACAGAGTGCCAGGAGTCACGAACCAGTCCAGCACGGAAAGGTCACCCGTGAGGATGGTGTCTTCGGCGTGTTCGAGGTGGAGGTTTTTCATACTGTTAGTATTGCACGAAAAAGGGGGGACCGCAACCCCCCCTGTGCCACTTAGTCAACTGTCACAATGTCTGGACCATCAGTAATCTTTACACCGAAACTTTCCAGGGTTTCTTCATCATACAACTCAAGAATCTCACCAATCAACTGTTCTTCATCATAGGCAGAATAGCACTCGTAAAGTGTATCAAACACGAACTGTTCCATCGTCTTCATGTCCATCGAATCCATCACGAATTCGGCATACTTCTCACAAAGTTCGGAGAAGTCATCGGTCCAGGTTTTAGCGTTGTTGGTCATCATCAGTTAGCGTAGAGGGGAAGTTTCTTACGGTCACGGATTGAATCATCAATCACCTCACCAATCTGTTCGTAAATGTAGTCGGAACCTCCTACATCACAGAGCACATCTTCAGTGAGTTCTTTAGAGAAACGCACTTCATCGCAGTTTTCACCAACGATCTCAAATACATCATCTTGAGTGAACACGAACGCAGCACAAACTGCGTCCTCACCTTGACGCTCAATCAGTTGGTTGATAGAGTCACGAAGTTCGGAAAGTGTGCGGTACATTTTCAGTAGGTCACAAGTGCAGCGACTTTATCATACAACTGGGCAACATCTACACCCAGTTGTTCACTACATTCCTCCCAATCATCATGAAACTCGATGAGATCCAGCAGAGCACGAATCTCTGCTTGAGTAAGTCCAAGAACTTCAGTCATTTGTTTCGGTTACGATGGCGGTCAAATGCGGTAGGGTCAGGGTCATAAACCCCTGCCCCCACCTGATCTTCATAGTAGAACATGGCGCCGAACATTGTCAAGATGCTGGCGCCTAGGATCAGAGTAACCATCAGTAATCGTAGTTAGCGTTCAGATACTCATTCAGGTTGAAATCTTCTTCATCACGAAGTTCGGGAATGTCAAAGATCTCACCAGGAGCGTCTTGAATCTCACTCCAGAGTTCGTCAAACATAGTGGGGTGTCTCTCAGGAACGAATGTAATGTATCAGGGGATGGGGGGCATTGCAACCCCCCCTGTGCCAGTTCACTGATTGTCCAGGGCGCCCTGGGCATTCAGTACACCCCAGGCGATACCATTGTCATACAAACCCACGTAACGGTTGCCGACACTGAAACCAACGATTTCATCACCAGGTTCACCAATCAGGTTCACACTGAAGTATACATAATCGCTGAGAAAGTCGGGGGTACGAAACTTCATCACTTGGATTTTCTCCCAGAGGATAGTAGAAACTGCAGCAACGAATGCTGCCACGGTGATCACGAAACTCTTTGAATCTTGATAGAGTTTCTGATAGTCAACCTGCTGAAAGGTTTCGATCAGAGCATCAGCAGGGGGGAAAGATTTGGTCAGTTCCATTGTTGTAGAGTAAAGAACATTTGGCGTGGGAGAATGCGTTTCTCAACCACGAACACAGTATGGCACGAAACCAGATGGTGGGCAAGGGGGTCAGTGCCACTTTCTGAACTGGCACATCAGGGGCTTGACAAGATTAATATTCTTTGCTAGAATGGCTTTGTTAACGATGAAGATAAGTTATATAAGTTATATCTTTAAAGATATAAGAATACATCTAGATGATATATTCTCAATAATATTTCTTATTGAGAATAACAATAAAAGCACACCTAGATGGTGTGGGAAGGGGTGAGTGGGGTGAAGCACATATTCTTGCACATAAGGCGGGCTATGTGTGCGGGATATGTGTCGAGATCTAATGCACACATTCTTGCACAGATCTAGATGCTCATGTGTATAATGTGTCGAGATCTGATGTATCTCGATATATGTGTCGAGATTTAGTATATCGTATAATGTTTATCGATATAAAAAAAGATCTCGACGAGTTGTGTATATCTCGTCGAGATCTATGTGTCATCTAGTCGAGATTCAATCAGTAATCAGAGAAGATGTGGCACGAACGATAAGACGTACCATCGTTACAAGAGGTGAAATCATAACGAAGCGCAGTATCCCACGTTGCCTGCCAATCGATCACAAGAGCAGAAGGAACTTCATAGAGTTCGCTATAGTACTCTTCAGCGAAGTCTGCCTCATCATTGTAACAACCACGATAACGCTCATCGCAGTCTTCAATGCAAGACATTTCACCATTCTCATCAATCAAAGCATCAACTGCCTCATAACCGATTGCTTCACCACAACGCACATACTCTTCATAGTATGCAACGAAGTTAGTCTCATTGCGCTCATCGATGAACTCCAGCATATCATCCAGAGCATAGTTCTCATCCAGAAGTTCATCAATCTTCTCAACAGTTTCAGCGTTGAGAGTCTCTTTGTAGTTAGCGGTGAGAGTGATGGACATGAGTGGTTGTCTCAGGAACGAATGTAATGTAACAGGGATTCGGGCAGAGCACAAGGGGTCTTGTGCCAGTTCTCAGGTTGGCACAAGACCGAAGCGATCAATCAAAATGTCTCTAACCTGTTCTCGGTCAAAACTATCACCATCTGCCCAATGTATACCAGGCGTGGTTAAGTATTGAATGGTGGCATCGATGATCATTTCATCTGTGGCACCCATGGAATAAATCCCACCAGGTCCATAGAATGAACGAACGTAGTTAATAAACTCCATTTGAGAGGCAGATCTCAACAACAAATGTACAATAACCCCTCATGGATTAATCCACAAGGGGTCCTGTGCCACTTTCAGAACTGGATCACCAAGTTAGATCAGAAAAATCTCTGGTGCTAACGTGGATATCTTCATCACCTTCGAGTTGCAATAACTCTCTCCAGTCAATATTCTCTAGATCTAGATCATCATAACACATGATGTCTAGTGTGACTTGTACTAGGCGCTTCTGTGTGGTAGGCATGATTCTCGTGGTGTATGTTGGTATTATATCATGCGTAGTGACGATATGCAAGATCTTGATAATCTTGCCCGTCTCGTGCATAATCTTCTTCGAGATCTGACGTACCATACTCGTAGTATGAGTCCTCGTCGAGATTATAATCGTTTGCGAATGAATAGTCGAGATCGTAGTCGTCGTACATAACTCGTCGAGATTTGTTGAACGCTTGGGTATTGTAGCATAAAACTCGTCGAGATGCAACCTAGTCTAGATGTAGGTCTCGTCGAGATTCATAACAGTATATATGTATTCTCGTCGAGATTTGTGTGCTTTTACGAACATAAGTCTCGTCGAGATTCTATGAGTCTCGCGCAGATCTCGTCGAGATTCTATTCGAGATTCTATAAGTCTTGTGTGGGTTTTTATACCTGGCGCGGCGCCGTGACTTGACAAACTGCGCTTCTTATGCTACGCTTGCTCTACTTGCTATAAGATCTGGCATTAACTCATAAGATCTGGCATTAACTCATAAGATCAAGCATTCATCATTATTCTCAACAATATACCCTATTGATTCTCATTTATACATCATTATTGAGAATCTTATAAAATACTCAAATATATTTTCTTTAACAATAGGTTAAAAGTACCATAGAATACACAATACAAACAATATAACACACCATGCTATACATATACAACACCATGTTATACATAGCATTATAACACTATATTATACTTATGTCCAGAGGCATCATCTACCTTATTCTCAACAAGCAAAACGGGCACAAGTACGTGGGAAACACTCTACTCGCCATGAATAAAGAATGGGTCCATCACATAGAACGTTCAAAACGAATGTCTTCTGAACCCTTACATAAAGCATTCCGTGAGTTCGGTACTCATAACTTTATGATCAAAGAGATTGATGAGTGTGATGAATCTGAGTTTAAATCAAAAACAAACTATTGGATGGAGAAATATACACCTGAATACAATCCTCCTCTTATCATTGAGAAACCAATTGAGAAACCTATTATTATACAGAAACCTATAAAGAAAGAAGGACCAAAGAAACCGAAACCTGAATCATTTGTCCCTTGGAATGATGCAATACGTGGTAATGGTAAACACTTTGGATTAAAGATTCGTGGTAAGAACTTAGAAACTGGTGTGTGTACAGACTATGAATCTGCACGTGTCGCAGCAGAACAAGTCACAGGTAATCCGATTAACAATGCAAACATTCTACTTGCTGCCAGAAAGGGTAGAACTGCATACGGTCACAAGTGGCAGATCTTAGAAGAAAAGCAGAAACAAAAGGCGGTGTTTGGGGTGAATAAAAAAACTGAACAAATCGAAGTTCGGTATGAAAGTATGGCAGCAGCATTGCGAGCATTTGAGTGTACCGATAAGCACGGGATTCTCAAAAGTCTACGCAATCCTGGGCGTTATAGTTGGAAGGGAATGTGGTGGTTTTATAGTCAATAGGCGCCCTTAAGCTCGATGGGATCACAGTTGCATAATGCTTCCTTATTCTCAGGATTTGATTCTGAAGTCTTTGCCTTCTTCTTTTGATTCTGAATACTTTGATTAAACTCTTGAAACGTCTTCATGTAAGAGTCAAAGAATGAGTATCAATATTTATAGAACAGGTACAATCTCAGACTCTTTGCATCCTTGCTGTTTAATATGTTTCTCCCATAAGGAGGCATCTTCAATCGTATAGAAAGTTGCGATTTGCTTGGAGTATTCTTTCTTTTTCGGTTTCAGATAGATGACTTGGTACTTCATAATTGTTGTCATTCCAGTGTCTTATGACACCCGCGATAATGAATAGATTAGTAATGAGATAAGTGCCGAATATAACAGTCCGTATAAGAGCAATGTGATCTGATTCTCTGTCATTTTTCGTCGCCTTCTCCCCAAGTGCTTTTGCCCACCATCTCCACATACTCTTTCTTTTCTTCATACACTGATTCTCTTGACTTAACATAGATGAGTTGATCCCATTGATTATGATAACACAGAACTAACAAACGATCATTGCGATGATGAGTCCCATTCAGTAAATCTTCAGGATGTTTTGGTCTGACTCCGACTTCAATCGTGAGGTATTCTTTATCTTTGAAATAAATCCATCCTTCGACCTTACCCTGATTCCAGATTACATAATCATTGACCTTTGGTTCATACATATGCCGCTTCGAGTGGAGTTTGTTTGAGAATCATTGCCGAATATGGAGTCGTTAAGTCAATATCAACTACACGACCAACTGTTTTACTGTTGGTGGGTAAATGATAGGACTTTGTTTTGGTGTTGAAAAATCCCCAAATCGTCCGAACAGGTTGACCAAGATTATAGTCATAGACAGCAGAATGACGTAACCATATAGCGACAGTATTTCGCTTGAACTCTTCGAACTCATAAGAATATCCTTGGGGTGCGATGTGAGGAAACTCAAGATTCACGGATGGCACGGAGATCATTGGGATTGTAACCTTCTTCGATCAGTTGTTCAAGACGTTGTTTTGCCTGTTCTTTGGTCAGATTTACATCAGTTGATTCGACCGTCTTCCATCCTGAGGTCAAAAGTTCTTCGATACGATACAGTGCTTCAGTCATGATTCTCAAGTGGTAAAACTATTCACAATACCAGAGTTTTCTTCCTTTGCCAGTTCAAACTTATCGGCACTGACAATACGCTCCATGATACGATTATCATATTCGCTCTCATAATCACCACGCCATTCTAACAGAAGATCGTGACACTCATTGTCATTCTCTGCAACGACACTGATTACACCACCATATTCAGAGGCAGGGAACGGAACCCAATAATCAACCAGATAAAGAAATTTCATTGTTGTGTGTAAACTACTCCTTGATTTTAGATGAATGTGTTAGATTTGTCAACTGTCTTTGAAGTTCAACTTGTACGGAAATCAAATGAGAATACAAATACTTTTGATACTCATTATCTTCGATCAGTGAAGTCAGATTGTCAATCTGCATCAGTGCCAAAATCAGTTTGGTCTGTTCATTCATCATACTTACCATCTTTATTATTCTTGGCAATGGTCAGTATCAAATCAGTGAAAGAATAACCAAATGCAAACCAGGCGGCGGCAATCGTGAGAGAGGTAAACATCAGACAAACTCCGAAATAAAATAATCAACAGTCAGTTCAAGTTTGGCGGCACTTTGTTCAATATATTCGTCCACCAGTTCAGGTGCATCTTCTTGCAAAATGTGAAGATACTGATACCACATTGGAGATGGGATTTGATTCATTTGTTTTGATAAGGGCAATCGGGATGATGAGTGAAATGAGCACAGGCATCATATGCCTTGAAGAGTTCTTGATCACGTTTGATCAATATACCATTCCACATCAGAATGGCAATCACACCAAGATAAATGTAGGTTGCTTTCATCAGCAGGCACCATAGAAAGGATTGCCCAGTTGGGGCAGATTGGTATTGTCACCAGTCACCACATAATCGTGTGCCAGGCGATCACGAATCGCAAGAGATTTCTCCACACGATTCAGAAACTTCTTGGAGATCTGATCAATACCTTTCCAGGACAGAACCTGCAGGCACCATTCTTGTGAAATGTCACCATAAGGTGTTTTGACAGGATAGAAGGTGACCTGCATTGTACCGTCCTGAGATTGCAGCGTAGGAAAGTCAGGCATTGGGGGCGTCCCGATTACCTCTGTATTATAGGTCAGAAGGAGGGCACCACGTCGTTGCGTAGTCCAGTTTGCGAAGTGTCCATCTGCTCATAGATTGTATAAAGTTTATTATACAGTGCAGGAACACTTCCATATTCCCGTGCAATCTGATTTTCTTCACGGAGACCAAGTAACTGGAGTGCAGATAGAATCACACCAATTTCATGAACATTCAGTTGTAC